ACCGATATTGAATACGACCCTATGTTCCCTCTTTTCTCTAGCTGGGACTTGGGCTACAGCGATGATACAACCGTGTGGACTTGGCAGGTAGTGCATGGTGAGGTGCGTTTCCTTGACTACCATTCAAGCAATGGTCAGTCCATTCCATTCTATACAGCCTATATTGCACAGCAAGAAACCAAGTATGGCGCTAAATATAAGTTTCATTATTTGCCACATGACGCTAGGGCTAAAACATTAGCAAGTGGTGGAAAGTCAATAATTGAGCAACTTTCTGTTAAAATTAAGATAGAATCAATGAAAATTGTGCCAAATTTGTCACTTCAAGACGGAATTCAAGCAACTCGCATGATGTTATTGCGTAGTTGGTTTGACCCAAAGTGCGAAGATGGCATTGAATGTTTAAGGCAGTACGAAAGGTCTTATAACGAAGACAAGAAAGTATTTAGTGATAAGCCACTTCATAACTGGGCAAGTCATGGTGCAGACGCAATGAGAATGGCGGCAATAGCCTGGAAAGAAGAAGCTAAGTTACCCTCTAAAGATGACTCGATTAAAGGGCTATTTGTAGGTAAAACAGATGTAAGTTTGAATGATATGTGGAAACAAACCCCACAAAACAATTCAAGAGGAAGAATTTAATGTTTTTTGTTTATGTTGATTGCAAGCCTGATGGAACGCCATTTTATATTGGCAAAGGCAACTTGCATCGTGTAAATGATAAGCGCAAAAGAAACCAGCATCATACAAACATATGTGCTAAATACCCTAAGTGGTATCGTGGAATAGCTTTTATGGGCAACGAAAAAGAAGCATTTGCTAAAGAAATTGAATTAATTGCTAAATATAGAAGTGTTGTTGTAAATCAAACTGATGGCGGCCAAGGCACAAGCGGATTACCAAAAAACAATGAATGGAAAGCTAAATTAGCTAATTCGGCTAGAAATCAATGGTCTAAAGATGGCATGAAAGAAAAAATGTCGACCAAGATTAAAGAGGCTCATAACAAACCAGAAACAAAATTAAAAATGCAAATTGCTGCTAAAGACAGAGATATGACTAAATCTGCTTTAGCGCCATATCTTTGTATTGAATGTGGAAAAATAACAAATAGTCGTGGAATAAATTATCATCAAAAATCTACCAACCATGTTGGGAAAGAGAAGTTATGAAAAAAGAAGAAAACAGCCATTCGTACGAGGCGCTTTATAAAGATATTATGGCTTATGAACGCTCATATAAGCGTTGGGAAGCCAGAGTTGACCGCATTGTAAAGAAATACAAAGATGATAGCCGCTACGACAGAAACCCTAATGCACGATTTAACATCCTCTGGAGTAATGTTCAGACTATTCAGCCAGCTATCTTTGCAAGACTTCCTAGACCTGATGTTAGCCGTAGATTTAGGGACAATGACCCCATAGGCAGAGTAGCTTCAATGATGCTTGAAAGAGCATTGGAATTTGAGATTGAACACTATGGTGACTACAAGTCAGCCATGAATAACGCTGTATTAGACCGTCTATTGGGTGGTCGTGGTGTAGCTTGGGTTCGCTATGAACCACATATTGTTGGCGAAGAAGCAGGAGAACCTGATGACGGACTTGAAGTTACTGAAGATGCAGATGAAGCAGAAACTCCTGAAGGTATGGAGAATGAGTCTCAAGAAAGAATTGAGTACGAGTGCTGCCCTGTTGATTATGTCCATTGGCGTGATTTTGGTCATACAATAGCCCGTACATGGGAAGAAGTAACCGCAGTATGGCGTAGAGTGTATATGTCTCGCCCAGCTTTGGTTGAGCGTTTTGGTGAAGAAATGGGTTACAAAATCCCATTGGACACTAAACCTGACGATTTAAAGCAATCTTATAAATCTGATGATGGTGTATATGAAGCCGTTATCTATGAGTACTGGTGCAAAGAAACTGGGCGTGTTTATTGGATTTCTAAGTCACTAGGCAAGATTGTTGACGAAAGAGATGACCCACTAGGATTAGAGAACTTCTGGCCTTGTCCAAAGCCACTCTATGCAACTCTGACTACAGATTCTTTAGAGCCAATCCCTGACTTTACTATCTACCAAGACCAAGCTAGAGAGTTAGATGTCCTTTGTGACCGTATTGATGGTTTGATTAATGCTCTTAAAGTGCGTGGTGTGTACGATGCCTCGGCCTCTGAACTACAGCGCTTATTCTCTGAAGGCGAAAATAACACCATGATTCCAGTAAGTAACTGGATGGCTTTTGCTGAAAAGCAAGGCATGAAAGGTGCTATTGACCTAGTAGATTTAACCCCATTTGCAAGCGCATTGATGTCTTGTTACCAGGCAATGGACCAGGTTAAAGGTCAAATCTATGAATTAATGGGTATTGCTGATATTCAGCGTGGTCAAACTGACCCAAGCGAAACCCTTGGCGCACAGATTATCAAATCAAACAATGCAGCAGGTCGACTCAAAACCCAACAACACGCTGTTGTAGACTTCGCTACCTCGCTGCTTTCTATTAAAGCGCAGATTATCTGCAATCACTTTACTGATGACACGCTTGTTAAGATTTCTGGCGCAATGCAGTTATCTGACCAAGATAAACAGTTAATTCCACAAGCTATTGCCTTGTTGCGTGATGAAGCAGCTAAAAACTTCCGCATTGAAGTCACTTCTGACTCGATGATTTACCAAGACGAACAGCAAGAAAAGCAAGATAGAGTCGCTTTCTTGGCAGCAGTTGGTCAATATATGCAAATGGCATTGCCAGCAGCACAAGCAAGCCCAGAGTTAACCCCTATGCTATGCGAAATGCTGAAGTTTGGTGTTACTGCATTTAAAGCCGGTAAGCAATTAGAAGGCATTATTGACGAAACTGCCGATAAACTGCGTGAAGCACAGAAACAGTCTGAAGGTCAACCAAAGCCACCTCCTGTAGAGTTACAGAAAGTGCAGATGGAACAGCAAGCTGAGATGCAGAAACTACAGATGCAAGCCCAACTAGAACAAGCTAAGATGCAGAACCAAATGCAGCTTGAAAAGGCTAAACAAGAGTACCAAGCGCAAGAAAACCAACTCAAATTCCAACTTGAAGAACAGCGTAATCAGATGGATAGAGAGATGGAACTCAAAGTAGCCCAAATGAAGATGATGACCGAGAGAAACACTCAGGTGATGTTAGCCCATATTAACAATGGAGCTAAGATTGAAGTTGCTAGAATTGGCGCAGATGAATCAGGTGGCGAAGCAGCATATATGCACGAAGAAGATATGGCACAAGCTATGCAAAACCCAATGGAAACAGTAGCTTCTGCGATTAATAACAATAGCAATCAAATGGCTATGATGTTGGCAGAATTAATGAATAAGTTAAATCAGCCAAAGCAAGTAGTGCGTGATGCTGACGGCAAAATTCTAGGTGTCCAATAATGGCAATAACCGTAAAACACAGTAAAGTCAGCACAATACCTGATGATGCCGATACCAGTTTAGTACGCCCTAGCGATTGGAACGCTGACCATACCTTAGTTGGTCTTGGAACAATAGCCGAACAAAACGCCAATTCAGTAGCTATTACTGGTGGTACGGTTAGCGGAACTACGCTTACAAGCGATACAGTAAGCAATAACCTTGCATTTACTTCTACATCAGCACCTAGCTATGGTGAAGGTAAATTATGGTACGACAGCACACAAAAGGCTTTAACTTACTATAACGATGTAACTAATAATCAAGTTCACATCGGTCAAGAAGTCCAATTAAAGGTTATTAACAATACAGGCTCTAGCATTGCTAACGGCACACCTGTTTATGTTACAGGCACTTCTAGCGGTCAAAGTTACCCTAATATTGCATTGGCAAAAGCTGATGCAATTGCTACTTCTGCGGTATTAGGTCTTACAAATGGCACTATAGCTTCAGGTGCTACAGGTTATGTATGTACTTCAGGTTTATTAACCCCTTGTAATACAGGTACATTTACTGTTGGTGATGTGCTTTATTTAAGCCCGTATTCTGCTGGTCAAATGATGAATACAGTACCGCCTACAGGATATGCGGTGCAGATTGGTGTTGTGGCTTATGCTAATACTCCAAATGGCTCAATCTATGTAAAACAAACTACCCCTCTAGCTGTTTCAGCCGCAATTATTACAGGGCAAGTAGCCGTAGCTAATGGTGGTACTGGTGCATCAACAGCAAGCGGAGCAAGAACTAATCTAGGTTTAGGCACAATCGCCACGCAAGCGGCAAGTGCTGTTGCCATCACAGGCGGCACAATAGACAACACAGTTATTGGTGGCACTACCCCAGCCGCAGGTACATTTACTACTATTACAGGAAATAGCACAGCACAATTTGGTGCTAGTTCTGCTAATTATGTTCAAGTTGTTGGTGCTGGTGCTGGTTTTCAACCAATTATTTCTATACAAGGTTCTGATACCGATATTGGACCAGTTATTACCGCAAAAGGTTCAGGAAGTATAGATTTTTATACACGAAATGTTGGGGCAAGACAGTTTTCAATAACCAATACAACATCTGCTGTTAATTATGTTTCTGTGACAGGTGGTATAACTGGAACAGGCGTTTTAGTTTCAGCACAGGGTTCTAACGCAGACATTCCATTGGCTTTACAGCCAAAAGGAACAGGAGCATTACAAGCACAAGCTACTACATCTTCTACAGTAGGTGGTAATGCTAGGGGTGCTAATGCTGTTGATTTTCAAATGCAAAGAGGTGGTGCTACTAAAGTTGCAAGTGCTACTAATTCTTTTATTGGTGGTGGATATGATAATGTAGTATCAGGCGGTTATGGTTCTATCATTGGTGGATATTCCAATACTGCAAGCGGTACAGCTTCTAATGCCGCAGGACAATCAAATATTGCATCAGGAACTTATGGTTCAGTTACAAGCGGATATTCTAATCTTGCAAGTGGGTATTGTGCTATTGTTACAAATGGTTATTCAAACACAGCCGCAGGGTATTTTAATTTTATTGGTTCAGGTTTTACAAACTCTGCAAATAGCGGTTCAGCCGTAACTACACAGGCAACAACTACAGTAACATCAGGTTCAACAGCCGTTACTTTAAGTGGCTCAAACGCTAATATTAAAGTTGGTCAATTAGTTACTGGTACAGGATTAGGTGTTCCAAATTATGTAGCCGCAATTAGCGGAACTTCATTAACTTTATCTAGTAATGCAACTGGTAGCGGTTCTCCAACTCTATCTTTCTATACTCCTCATGGAGTAGTAGTAGGCGGTGGTAATAACCAAGCTACAGGTAGTTATTCATTTATCGGTGGTGGTGGTGATGCAGGAACAGCAGCAAACCGAAACGTAGCTAGTGGTGCTTGGTCTACGGTTGTTGGTGGTGCAAAAAATGTGGCAAGTGGTATATCTTCATTTGTTGGCGGCGGTGGAACTGATGGAGTAGGAAATTATTTTGCAAATACAGCAAGCGGAATAAATTCAGTAATTGCTGGCGGTTGGAACAATCTTGCTAGTGGTGCATGGGCTACTATTGCAGGTGGTCAAAGTAACCAAGCAACTAATTCATTAACTACTATTAGCGGTGGAACTAATAATCTTGCTAATAGTTATGGCTCTACAGTTGTTGGTGGAACTTATGGAACAACAAGAGGAATAGCTGGCTATACTGTTTTTGCGGCTAGTCAATCTCCAATATCATCATCAATTTATGGAGCATCTCAAGCCGCATTATTGGTTCTTGGAAAAGAAACTACAAACGCTACGGCTACTGTTCTTACAAGCGACACAAATGCCGCAAGCGGAACAAACCAAGTAATACTACCTAACAACTCTGCCTACTTCTTTAGAGGTGAAGTGGTATCAGGAGTAACTGGCGGTGGTAATACTAAAGGCTGGACTATCGAAGGTGTTATCAAGCGAGGTGCTGGTGTAGGAACTACGGCACTTGTAGGCTCTACAGTCACATCAATGTACGCTGATGTAGGTGCGGCTACTTGGACTATTGCAGTTACAGCAGATACAACCAATGGTGGTTTAGCAGTAACTTTTACAGGGCAAGCGGCAACAACTATTCGTACAGTTTGCCAAATCCGTACAACAGAAATGACTTACTAAGGAGCAATCATGGCACTACAACTTAACCTAGAATCAACTCAATTTGGTGTACCAGCACCACAAGCATACGC